AACATCTGTGGATGGAAGGCAACGCTAGTGATTGAGGCAATCAACCCGAACAACATCTGCTAGTGGAGAACAGAAACCGAAATACAAAACTCGCACTAGAGAAGTTCGGTAAGTATCTGGTAACAGAGTCCAGAAAGAACCTAACGAGAAAGAATAAGAACAACACTAGGAAGTTGTACGACTCGTTGAGGTACGAGATTGATGTAACAGCAAACGCTATGAACTTCGACTTCATCATGGAGGAGTATGGTGAGTGGGTAGACAAGGGCAGAAAGAAAGGTAAGCAACCTCCTCAGTCTGCTATCCTCAAATGGGTAGAGGAGCGTAGGATTCAGTTCAGAGACAACAGAGGTAAGTTCAAGACTTATGAGAGTACAGCTTGGGCAATAGCCAAGAGCATAAAGAAGCGAGGCATACCAGCAACTGAGTTCTACTCACGACCTTTTAACTTAGGATATGCGAAGCTACCTAACGATGTAGTCCAAGCATACGCTCTAGATATTCAAGACTTCCTAGAGTTTAGCATAAACGAATTAAACGAAAAGTACAAAGATGGCGGTAATTAGCCCAACAGGATTGCTAGGAGTACGCTCTCCTATCTTCATCACTTGGAATGGTACTGGTGTTAGCGCATCAGAAATCAACTCATTTCAACTAGAGATATATGCTTGGAATGGTGAGGAGTCTGCGAAACCAGCTACTCCTATTTATACAATCAACAGAACATCAGGATTTGTGGATTCATTTCCTACTGCTGACATATCAAAGCTACTTGAGAATGAGTTTATAAACCGAGTGTCTAAGCTAACGCAAGATGCGATTGTAGACAACTCTCCAGACTCACTGCTATGGGTACAGGTAGACTATGACATCAACTACGATGTAGGTGGTACACCTACTACTGATGCAGGATCTACTGATGTGTTTATAGCAACCTATGGCTATGGTAAGTTCGTAGAGGGTGCTAACCCGAACATCACTAAACCAATACTACAAAAGCACGAGAGGTACGCATACGATACTGATGCCTTTATGATGCCCATCTTCTTAGGTCTACATGGTAAAGGTCTAGATGCTATTTATGGCTATCGTGATAGGGTAGTTGCAGATGGTGGTGTAGTAGAGTCATTGAGCTGTGCTAACATTGGACTCGCTAAGATCAAGGTATTGAATGATGATGCTACTAGCTATGAGTACGCAGTAACTGAGGCAGATGTCTACGGCACTTCAGTAGAGGAGCGTTTGATGCTGTTCCCAGCTGGTATCGCTAACCTATCCAACTGGAAGGCAAACAACGGACTATCAGGAACTGCACCATACAACACCAAATACTACGACATACAGCTACTAGATGGCTTTAACAATGTCATAGAGTACATGAGGATATACAACGAATGCGAGGTCAAGTACGATCCTATATCAATATACTTCGTGAATCGCTATGGTGCATGGGACAACCTAACCTTCTTTAAGAAGTCGGAAACCAACCTCAATGTATCGAAGGAGGACTATCGCAGTATCATAGGTAGCGCATCTGCTAATGGGTACACATGGGGAACTCAAGCACGAGGCATGAGAACCTATAACCACGAAGCTCGTGAGAGCATGACCTTGAATACTGGATTCGTGTCGGAGGATTACAGCGAAGTCTTAGAGCAGCTATTGATGAGTGAGTATGTGTTGATGGTAATCAATCGCACTACTGAACGATCAGGAACTTCTTACGACATCGAGCAATCGCAGAGAACGATTAAGGTAGTTACTAATAGTCTAAGAAAGCAGAAGCATATAAACGACAAGACTATCAACTACACTATCGACATTGAGTTTGCTACTACACAGAACGCAATGATATGATAGAGATATACATCGGATCAAGTAGGCTAGACACCTTCAAGGATGAGGATGTCAATATCAAGCTGAGTGTCCAAAACATAAAGGACATCTCTAAGATCTTCGCAGACTACACTCAGAACTTTAGCGTACCAGCATCTAAGGCTAACAACGCAGTGTTCAAACACTACTACAATGCAGATGTGAGTGGAGGCTTTGATGCCTCCCTTAGAAAGTCCGCTACGATACTGCTAGACAAAGAGCCGTTCAGAGAGGGTAGCATTGAGCTACTAGCAGTAAATATGAAGAACGGACTAGCATCAAGCTACGAGATAGTGTTCTTCTCTGCTGGTGTCAATCTAAAGGACTTGTTCGGTGAGGATGAACTTACCGACCTCGACCTCTCAGCATATACTCATGAATACACAGGAGCGAATGTACGCACAGGCGCAGAGAGTGGATTGAGTAGTGGTAATATCATCTATCCTCTTATCTCACCAAAGGATGACTGGTTCTATGATAGTTCATCATCTTCACATCAAGACAATGATATTGCTTATCACACTACCAATGATGATCATGGAGTACACTACTACTCTCTGAAACCAGCTATCAAACTTGCAGCACTTGTTGATGCGATAGAAGCGAAGTATGGTATCACCTTCAACAGCAACTTCTTTGCCTCAAGCAAATTCACGAACCTCTATATGTGGTGTCATCGTAGAGAGGGGTATATGTTCAAGGATCAGGAGAACGGATGGAATCCGATACATTTACGATATCAATCGACTACGCCCAGCTCCAATATAAGCATAGATGATGCTGGTGTATTTAAGATTGAAGGGAATTATGGAGGTTCATTCTTATTGAATATAGATCTGACCTACGACTTGACTATCATATCGGGAACTGATGTAGGGATATTCATATATGTAAATGGTAACTTATTCGCTACTAAGGAACACACTACGAGTGTTACTGGAGAGGTAGTTCAAGTTTACGGACTAAAGAAGAACGACAAAATCAACATCAAGTATGCACCAGCTCAAGGTTCTGCTAGTGCTAACTTTGAGTTTAGCTTTGATGTAGATCTAATCAATATCCTTTTGGGGTTACCTCAAGCAATAGCCTCTACTGGCGGAACGCTAATGACCTTCGACAACGATGTAGTCATAGCAGACCAAATGCCAGAGCAGAAGATCAGCGACTTCATTACAGGGCTTATCAAGATGTTCAACCTCACGCTAGAATCTACGAGTACAACAGAGTTCACTCTAGAGCCTCTAGATGATTGGTATGCTTTAGGATCAACATATGACATCACAGACTTCACAGACATCTCTACGCACAAGGTAACAAAGCCAGAGCTATACAGAAGGCTCAAGCTAGAACATCAACTTGCTGATAGTGATGCAATGCGACAGCATAGACTAAGTAATGGAGGTATAGGATATGGTGATCTACGAGCCGACTTCACCTTCGATGGTGGTGAGCTAACGAACCAAACGAACTTCGAACTACTACGCTTCGACAAGCTGAATGATTTAGATACAGGCAATCCAGTAGACTTCCTAATAGGTAAGTCCATAGACAAAGACCTAGAGCCTTATATCGGTGCGCCTATGATCTTCTACTCAAATGGTACGCTAGACATTAGCGGTAGTCCTATCGGCTTCCTAGATGAGACAGGGCTGACTCCTACTCCAGCAAATCCTATGAATCAATGTATGTTCATCGCTAATGTAGACAACTCGGTAGCAGCAAATGTAACGCAGATGATTACCTTCGGTCTAGAGCTAGATCCGTATCATGGTCAGGCGTTCAATGAAACGCTGTACTCGCAGTTCTGGGAGGACTACATTACTGACCTCTACTCAACCAGTAGGAGGGTGTATAGCTTCAAAGCTATCCTACCTATGACTAATATCTATCAGTTGAAGATGAAGGACAAGCTAGTGATCGCTGGTAAGCGATATGTAATAAATGAAGTGAACCTCAACCTCAGAACGAGAGAGGCAACACTTGAACTTCTAAACGATGTCTAATGAACTTGGGTTTTATAATAGAGCAGCTTCCATACGCTGACCACTTCACAGAGGAGGTGCAGATAGCGAAGGGTAAGTACAAAGTGATTACGAACTGGCGAGAAGCTAAAGAACAGATCAGATGCCTGAAGTTAGGGAAATAGAAATCAATGTCAAAACAGGACAAGCTACCAACAATGTTGATAAGCTGACAGAGTCTATTGAAGGCACTAACAAGGAAGCGAACAAAACGAACCAGACTATGTCTGACCTTGAAGGTGCAGCAGACAAGTTCACAGGTGGTTTCATCACTGGAATAAAGAAAGCAAGTGCAGCTCTCAAGGGTATGGGTACTGGTATCGTGAATGGTATCAAAGGTCTGCGTACGCTGAAGATTACTAGCAAGACTACCTTCAAAGCTATCAAGGTAGGTATCGCATCTACTGGAATTGGCTTATTGGTACTTGCTCTAGGTTCTCTAATCACTTACTTTACACAAAGTCAGAAGGGAGCTGATAAGCTCAAATTAGCGTTCTCAGCAATAGGTGCTACCATTAGCGTTCTCGTTGATAGACTATCGACATTCGGTGGTGGTCTACTGAAGATACTATCAGGTGATTTCAGCGAAGGTGTTGATATGCTCAAGGACTCGTTCAAAGGATTGGGTGAGGAGATACGCAATGAAGCGGCAGCGGCAACCGACTTAGAGAAGGCGAATCAGAAGTTACAGGATCGTGAGATAGCTATGATCAAGACTCGTGCAGAGGCTCGTAGAGATATAGAGGCTGCGAAACTTGCATCGGCAGATCAAACCAAAACGATACAAGAAAGAGGTGAAGCACTTGAGAGAGCTATTGAGTTAGAGAAGAAAGTAGCAAATGAGGAGATAGCCATAGCTAAAGAAAGAGCCAGAATCATCACAGAGCAGAACGCACTAGGTGAGTCTATGAGAGAAGATCTAGAGGCTCAGGCAGAAGCTGAGGCACGAGTGATACAACTTGAAGCAGAGCGTGATGTCAAGCTGAAGGAACTTGTAGGTGTGCTATCAGGTTACAAGAACGCTACGCAAGGACTCACAGAGGAGGAACTAGCGGCAGCTGAAGCAGCTAAGAAGTTCAATGATGAACTAGATGCTCGGAACGCTAAACTCGCAGAGGAGGCAGCAGCTCTAGAAGTCAAACTAGCAGAGGAGTACGATGCGATTCTACAAGCATCTCAAAATGCACAGATACAAGAACTCAACGCAGTAGAGGATAAGTACAATACCCTACTAGATAGTGCAGCGCAGTACGGATTTGATGAGATAGAGTTGAATCGCCTCAAGGCTGAGGAGATCAACAAGATCAACAAGAAGTACGATGATGAGGATTCTGATCGTAAAGCAAAAAAGGCAGCAGATGATCAAGCGATACAACTAGCAAATTTAGAAGCTGTTGCTGGAGCGTTGAATGGATTGAGTCAGTTAGCTGGTGAGAACGCAGCAGCTGGTAAAGCAATAAGCGCAGCAGAGGCTATCATCAACACCTACACAGGTGCTACTAAAGCCCTAGCACAAGGTGGTATCTTTGGTGCAGTAGCGGCAGCTGGTGTAGTAGCCAGTGGTATTGCTAGTGTTCGTGCAATCTACAAGACAGAAGTACCAGCAACGAAACCATCTAGCGTAAGCGTAGGAGGTAGACAAATAGGAGGAGGCGGTGGAGGTTCTAGACCTAGCGTTCCAACACCTAACATCCCTAGACCTCAAGGTCTGAACGCTAGTATCGGGTTTGACACAATGGGTGCTAACTTAGGCAATCAGATAGCAGAGAGTCTGCAAGGCTCATCAATGAGAGCGTATGTAGTAAACCAAGACATACAGAGCGCACAGAAGCTAGATCGTAAAATAGAAGAAACAGCAACATTCGGATAGTATGAGATTTTTTGAATTAGTATTAGATGAGGAGAAGCTATTGCATGGTATTGATGCTATCAGCATCGTAGAGCATCCAGCGATAGAGGAGGACTTCATCACAATGAGCAAAGACCACAAGTTCGAGTTCAAAGAGGTAGACAACGAGAAGCGCATCCTGATGGGTGCAGCTATGATTCCAGAGAAGCCTATCTACCGAGTAGATGGTGGCGAAGAATACTATGTGTTCTTTACAAAGGAAACGATACGCAGAGCATCGGAGTTGTACTTGATGAATGGTAAGCAAGGCAACGCTACCCTAGAGCATAACGAGAAGATAGAAGGTCTATCGCTAGTAGAGAGCTGGATTATCGAGGACAGCGACAAGGACAAGTCTAGAGCCTACGGCTTAGAGTACCCAGTAGGTACATGGATGGTAAGCATGAAAGTTAATAACGAAGATATTTGGGAAACCTATGTCAAAGAAGGCAGAGTCAAAGGGTTTAGCATCGAAGGATGGTTCATGCAAAGAGAGTCCGCTATTGAGGTCAATACGGAACTATCAGCAATCGAATCAGCAGAAGCAGAACACCTCCTCTCACTATATCTTCTGGGAATAACTAAAGGCGTTCTAAAGAACGACAAGAGATATAAGAATGGAAAGAAGCTGGAGATGGAGTCATTCAAAGACTACCCTGATTCAGTATCTAACAATGCAAAGAAAGGAATCGAACTCAACGAGAAGCAAGGTAACAAGTGCGCTACTCAAGTCGGTAAGATCCGAGCGCAGCAGTTAGCACAAAAGCAACCTCTATCAGTAGAGACCATCAAGCGTATGTATAGCTACCTAAGTAGAGCGCAAGAGTATTACGATGAGGGAGATACCACATCTTGTGGTTATATATCCTACTTACTATGGGGTGGTATAAGTGCTAAGGGATGGGCAGAGAGCAAGTTGAAGGAGCTGAATCAAATATAGAAAGTAACCCAAAATATCAATAAATAGTTTTTTAATTAACAAAGTTCAAGACAATGAATCTAAACGAAGTATTCAAGAAGATTGAGATGGCTCTCACTCCAAGTGAGGAAGTCCAAAAAGTAGAGATGGCTACAATGCAGTTAGCCAATGGTGTAACGATTGAGGCTGAGTCTTTCGAGGCTGGTCAAAATGTGTTCCTCGTAGGTGAAGATGAAGAAAAGGTAGCTGCTCCTGTTGGAGAGCATGAACTAGAAGATGGTCGTGTATTGGTTATCGTAGAAGAAGGTGTCATCGCTGAGATCAAAGAAGTAGAAGAAGCTCCAGCTGAAGAAGAAGAAGTTGAGGTTGAACAAGCTGCTGAAGAAGTAGAGGAAGAAATGAACTATGTAACCAAAGAGGAGTTCGAATCAGCTATCGTAGAGATCAAAGAGTTGATCGCTGGTATGATGCCTCAAGAGGAAGAAATGAGTGCAGAAGAAGATAAGGTAGAGATGAGCATCGATGAAGCTCCAGCTGCTAAGAAAGTCGCTGCTGCACCAGTTGAGAAAAAGGTAGAGATGAATCGCTATGCTAAGAAAGCACCGCAAGATACATTGTCTAGAGTTTTAAGTAAATTATCCTAAATTTAAATAAAGAAGAAAAATGGCTACAACCACTTCAGTAACTACAACCTACGCGGGAGAAGCGGCAGGGCGTTTTGTAAGCGCAGCTCTTTTGAGCGCAGACACTATCGATGGCGGTGGTGTTACTATTAAACCAAATGTAAAGTTCAAAGAAGTCCTAAAGACTATGAACTTAGATGCAATCACTAAGGATGCAACTTGTGATTTCTCTGATACTTCTACATTGACTCTCGCAGAGAGCATCTTAGAAGTTAAGCAACTACAAGTAAATCTAGAATTGTGTAAGAGCGATTTTGAAGATGACTGGTATGCTGCTGAGATGGGCTTCTCTGCTCATGACAACCTTCCAGCTACATTCTCTGATTACTTGATCGGATATGTTGCTTCTAAGGTAGCTGCTAAGAACGAATCAAACATCTGGCAAGGCGTTGATGCTAACGCTGGTGAGTTCGATGGTTTCACTACTTTGGCTGCTGCTAACGCAGATGTCATCGATGTAGTAGGTACTACTATCACTGCTGCTAATGTTATCACAGAGCTTGGTAAAGTAGTAGATGCTATCCCAGCTGCATTGTACGGCAAAGAGGATCTATACATCTATGTATCTCAGCACATCGCTCGTTCTTATGTTCGTGCATTAGGTGGCTTCGGAGCTTCAGGCTTGGGTGCTAATGGTGTTGCTGCACAGGGTACTACTTGGTACAACGGAGGCGATTTAGCTTTTGATGGTGTTAAGTTGTTCGTAGCTTCAGGTCTACCAACTAACGATATGATCGCTGCTCAGAAGTCTAACTTGTATTTTGGATCTTCGCTATTAGCGGACTGGCAAGAAGTCAAGTTGCTAGACATGGCGGATTTAGATGGTAGCAAAAATGTTCGTGTGATCATGCGCATGGCTGCTGGTTGTCAGATCGGTATCGGTGCTGATGTAGTTTACTACACTTAAGAAGTAGTTATTTAATCATTAAAGGGGTAGGTGGGTTCGATCTGCCTACCCTTTTTTAATTTATACAATATGGCGTGTGTATTAACAAAAGGAAGAAACGAGCCTTGTAAAGATGTAGTAGGTGGTATCACCTCTGTGTACTTTGCAGACTTCGGTACATTAGGTGCTATCACCTATGATGGAACAGATACAGATGTAGTAGATTCGTTCGGTGGTACTCCAGATTGGTTTGAGTTCAAACTAAAAGGAAACTCTAGCTTCGAACAAGCTGTTACCTCATCTCGTGAGAATGGTACAACCTTCTACGAGCAGACATTGAACTTGACATTCAAGAAGATGTCTAAGCAGACTCACAACGAACTTAAGCTACTCGCTTATGCTAGACCTCATGTAATCGTAGAGGACAACAACGGCAACAAGTTCTTGATGGGCTTAGAGTATGGTGCTGAGGTAAGCGGTGGCTCTATCGCTACTGGTGCAGCAATGGGTGATCTATCAGGTTACACTTTGACCTTCACAGCTCAAGAGAAGATACCAGCGAACTTCGTAGATGCTACGATCACAGCTGATGCTTCAGTGATCAACGACATCTAGTAGTCAAAACGACTAGAATCAAAAAAGCCCTTCCATTACGGAGGGGCTTCTTTTTTGGTAGCAATGCTACCTAAGAGAGATGAACAGATGCAAATATAACCATTGTGTAGCTTTTGGGTTTTATAATTGATGATTATTGTAGAAGAAAATACAACAGCCTCAATCAAGATGTACCTCCGAGACTTTACTACGGAGTCATTTGAGATTGAGATAACTTCAGAGGATCAGCGTAAGGAGGTCGTAGACACGACTATCTCTGGTACTTGGGATGATTTCAGAAAGGTCTTTAGCTTTTCTTACGATGTGTCTGCTTTAGTAGCAGAGAACTTCTATATCATTAAGATATGGGAGGTTGGAAAGGTTAAGCTACTTTCTCAGGATCGTATGTATATTATACCTTCAGGATCTGATGTTGCTACATACCAACCGAAACTAGCAACGACAGAGAAAACAATGGACAACGAATTTAAGATCTATGGCGAATAATATCAACTTCGTGCAGCTGTCAAGCTACACCTCTCCAGTAATCTCTGAGAACGCTCGTAGTGGGTGGGTAGAGTATGGCGAGGACAATAACTACTTTCAGTACCTGATTGACCGATACAACGGATCACCTACTAACAACGCAGTAGTATCTGGTGTCATCGACATGATATTCGGTAAAGGTATCGATGCTACGGATTCAGCTAACAATCCAGAGGGCTACTTACAACTGCGTAAGCTGATCAAAGACAGCGAACTGAAGAAGGTCATCAATGACTACTATTTACTAGGGAACGGAGCGTTTCAAGTCATCTACAACAGAGACAAGAGCAAGATTGTTGAGGTGTACCACATGCCTGTCGAATGCTTACGAGCTGAGAAGTGCAACGATGAAGGAGAGGTTGAAGCATACTACTACGCTTACAAATGGAGCGAGGTACGCTCTAAGAAGGGTGTAGAACGCATACCAGCCTTTGGATATGGTGAAGCCTCTGAGAAGGTTGAGATACTTTACTTCAGACCTTACAGATCAGGAAGCTACTACTACTCACCAGTAGACTATCAGGGAGCGTTACCATACGCAGAACTAGAGGGAGAGGTAGCGAACTACCACATCAACAATATCAAGAACGGACTAGCTCCTTCTATGATTGTGAACTTCAACAATGGTGTACCTCCAGAGGAGGAGCGTGATATCATTGAATCACAGATTAAGCAGAAGTGGAGTGGTTCATCGAACTCAGGTAAGTTCATCCTAGCGTTTAATGATGACTCAAATAGCGCAGCGAGTATCGAGCCTGTGCAACTATCCGATGCTCACAACCAGTACGAGTTCTTATCTAGAGAATCACAGCAGAAGGTACTAGTAGGTCATAGAATCACTAGTCCTATGTTGTTCGGTGTTAAAGACCAAACAGGTCTAGGCAATAATGCTGATGAGATTAAGACAGCGTTCCAGTTGTTTGACAACAGCGTTATCCAACCAAAGCAAGACCAAGTCATTGCAGCACTTGATCAGATACTAGGATTCAACAACATTGCGTTGAGCCTATACTTCCAGACACTCACTCCTATCGAGTTCACCGACTTACAGAACGCTGT